ATATCTAAAGCACCACTTTGATATTCCAGTGATGAATAATATGTAGATAAAAATTCTTCAACTAATGGAAATTCTTCCTTTACAAAATCTGGAAGTTGATTTTCAATAACTGAACTAATTTTAACTCGTGTGTTTCCCATTTTTTACTTTCTTATAAGACTTCCGTTTGTGTAACTTGTAGTTGCCGTATAGAATGAAGCAGAACTGTCATAACCAGTTTCAATTTCATCCAACTTCATTTTTAAATCACTGCTATTAATATCTAGTTGCAAATAAAGATCCTGTTTTCCAATGACATCATTCGAAAGTGGTATTGCAGAAATTTCAATTATTGAATTTCCATTAGATTTTTTAACTGTTGAAGCTATATTGATAGGAGACAAATTAATTTCTCCCTTAACATAATCAATGACACCTACAGACTGTTTAACAATTATGGCATCACTGCCTGTTCTTGTTGCAAAAATAAAAAGAGTTCCTGTTTGCTTATCGGCGTTTGGTATATCTCCAAGATAAACGGTGTCTTGTATGCCGACAATATTAAATCCGGAAGATTTAATATTGTATCCACTGGCACTTTTTACATAAAAACTATTTCCATAGCAAATTTCGTATTCTGCTAACTGGTTTACCAAAACATTCAAATCCCTTCTTATATTGACTAATGTAATATTTGAAGTTATTGATTGATGACTATCATCAATAATTTTCTGAAATTTGCTATACTTAAATTTAGCTCCGTACTTATTAATCTCAGTGGAGTTTGCATAAGTATTAATATTATTGTAGATGATAGATCTTATAGAATCTGCATCTGGAGCTAAGTTTCCATTATAGTTTGCAGTAACATCAACTTCAACGTATATGTACTTCAGATCTATAAAGTCTACAACTATCCCAGCAACGCTATAATCTCTCAGTTTAACTTTTAGGTTTTCTTTTATAGTTTGTGGAATAAAAGTACCATTATATGGTTTTACGCTAACGAAGATTCTCCCAAATTCGGGTGGATCTAGAGTTTCTCCTCCATAAACAGAAACTGATTGAGCTTCTGGATAAATTCTGGGTATAATAACCTCATAGTCTGAGGCAGTAACTGCTCTGTTTTGGGTCGAATAAAATCTTGGAGCGTACTTTTTAATTGAATTGATTGATTCAATTTCTTGCCCGCCACTTGATGTAATATTAGTTGTCAGTAAAGAAATGCCAGAAGTTATTGATAACCCAGAATTATCTAATATTCTTCCATTAAAAACAAATGAATTAACGCCATTTGCTGATTCTCCATTTGTCACCAAATAAGATGCCTCAATATAATTCAGAGAATCTAATTTTTCTCCAAATACACCATCTCCAAAAATAAGTTCATATCTTTCATCTTCAACTTCTTGGAGGAAAAAAATCTTTGAAGATGATGTTATAGAAAATAAATTATTTGACTGTACGAACTTTCTTGATACTGAACTTGATTGATTATCTCTTACCGTAACAGTAATAAGTGAACTATCAATATTTGGGTTTGATAGAATAAATCTTTGATTTGCAATTTCTGAAGAAACTGTAAAATTGTCGGTTACATAGTTTCCTTCATAAATGGCAATATCTTCAAACAATGCAATTCCATTTACAACAGGAACTGTCACATCACTTAAAATAGCAAAAGAATATCCTTGATCTCCTATTGTTGGTGTCGTAGCCACTACACCTTTCTTTAATGTTAAAGTGAGGGGATTTGTTGCGAGATCTGTTGTGTCTACAAAGAATGAGATATTTGCTCTAGATGCGGTTCTAGACTTAGGAATATAACCAATATTTCTTGCAAGAGAAACCACATTTTCTCTTAGGGTTGCACTATCAATAAAAACCTCATTGCTAAGCATGTTAGCATTATATGAGGAAATATATGTGTTATACGCTAAGGTATCAATTAAAACTGATAGATTTGATCCTTCGAAGTCATAATCAGTAAAATTTGAATTCGATCTAAGGTACTCCTTAATCGAACTTTTTATTTGGTCGAAATCTAGATTTGTAAAATTAACTAATGGCATTATCGTGTTGGTTCTAATGCGAACGAGAGTTGTTGTGCGGGAACATCGATCCCAACAATGTTATAAATGACAGTAACGTTAAACTCATTACTGTCATAATTTGGTACTACATTTACTTCAATTAAATCAACTCTTGGTTCATAGTTTACAATTGTAAATTCAATCTCATCTTTAATAGCAATTGCAGTATTATCATCTAAGTTTTCAAATAAAAATCTAGAAATCCTTGATCCAATATTTTCATTAAAAAATCTTTCTCCAGGAGAAGTAAATACAAGATTTCTAATTGAACGAGATATAGCCGTTTCATTTTTAAGTGCGATTAAGTCATAATTTAAAGGGCTGACCAAAAAGGACATACTTAAGTCTTTAAATCCTATGCTTGTCCTTTCTAAAGGCATGAAATCGCACTTAAATCTATCTTATTTATTAGGGTTTTACCTCATATAGGGGTTCCGTACCATAACCCCAGTCATCATAATCCTCATCATTTCTGATTTTAGAGTGAATTTCATTTTGATGAAAAAAATCGTGTTTTTTGGGAGTTATTTCATCATTTGCAATCTCACGAAGCATCTTTTGCTTCTGAATTTGTTGCTCCCAACCATATTCTGAAGACAAATATTGGGTCCCCCACTGGTTTTTCATAAAATTTTGGTCTTTATCAACTTGTTTTGTCATTTTTTGCTCCTGATTCGTTAAAATCAGAACTTTTTACGGGGTTGCTATCCCGAATTTTTGTAATTTCGTACATAAAATCGTCAGATGTTTCAATTTTTCTACGATTTTCGACAGAATATTCGGTTAAATCAATTTCATACCCTGGATTTTTGGTAATTCTGTTCTTAGTCCATGCATCATCGTACCATAAAATCTTTGATTCCCACGACCAATCAAGAGTAAAAAGATAAGTTCCTTCATTCTTTTCTCCGCGATAATTGATTAATTCGGCCCGTAAGTTAGCAAGTCTCGAACGAATTTGAATGTCAATATAGGGAGAAAAACAATCCCACCACATACACTCTTCTAATTCGGGTGCTGGTGCATTTGGTTTCCAACAAAATGCATGAATTGGTCTACGAGTCCAGTTGACTCCATTCTCTAGAAACGCCTCAAAGAGGGGTACATGCTTCTCTAAGGACGCTACGGAGTGTACGTCACATAAAGTTACCTCACCATGACCTTTTTTGTGATTGTAGAGGAACTCATTACGAATATAACAGGTAATCGTTGGAAGATTATGATTTAGATATGCCATATTATGATACAAAAAAAGCAGGAGTAAATCCTGCTCTATCTATAATATTAACCTCTACCTTGACCGCGATACCTTTTCTTACGCCCATTACGAGAGGTTGCACTGAGTAGTGTGCGAGCAGAACGTCCTTGACGAGTCTTCTTCGGTGCTCCGGGTTCGAACACAGTCTTATTACTTCCACCTTTAGCCATCGTTAATTTCCTCCAGTTCAATTAAATTAGGATCAACATCTTCATCCGAGTAAAAACGCTCAGCGAAGTCTTGAAGAACCTCACTACATTCTTCGGCAGTGAGGTTCATATAAATTTTACGTCCTTTATAAAGTACGTTATAACTCATTAGATTACGCGAGTTTTTTCATGTCCGACTCTAATACGAGGATCGCACCAGATTTCGAAGCCCTCTTCCTTTGCATCAAGACAGAATGAAACATCTTCTCCACACATATCTTGAACTGCTCCAGACTCAAAGACTTGCATCTTAGGCGCAAACCAAGGATATTCAAGTCTCTCAAAAACTCCATTCTTAATCATAACCCATCCAAAACCTGTATAATCTACAGTGAATGGCTTACGACGCTTTGAAATTGATTCCACAGTTTCATGATTCATCACTCCACCATTCTTACGGAAATCATCCTCTTCTAACCAGTGTGCGACAGAAGTTGTGTGACCGTCCTCAGTTGCATACCAACCTGCAACGATCTCTTTTTCCTCACCCTCTTCATTGAGAGCAACATCACAGAGTTGCCAGAACTTTTCACTTGTAAAAACAATATCACTATCAATCCATAGTTGATAATCATATTGTAGTTTTCCATCCCAAGGAACCTGCTTTGGTCCCCTTAGAACATTTGCTCCGAGTACTTTACAACGTGCAAAGTTAACCATTGATGAGTAATCTTGCGAAATCTGAATACTCATTCCATTCTGTACTAGATCAAAACAAAGTTGTACGAATGCTTTGAGAAAAATAAAAGAACATCCTCTACCAGGAAGACAGAAGACAATTGATTTACCTTTCATTCGTTCTTTAATTGCATCATAATCCCATTCTTGTTCTTTGGGTTTAGGTGCAGTAGCTTTAACAGTGAATCCTTTTGCCATAAGTTAAAATAACCTTCAACATCAATTTTAACAGTCTATATATGCGTTGTCAATTTTTCTAGTGTGATGAATTTAGAACCACTTCCTTATTCATAACTAACTCCTCATACTGCAAATCCTCCTTCTGAATATTCATATCAAGAAACTCAATCATTCTGTGTAACATCTCCCATGTTTCAGAAAATTTATCCTCTGAAAGGCTGTGATATATGCACCTGTCCTTTGCGTATATGTGATATATCTTCTCTTCTTTTCTCATAAAAAATTTTTTCGGAATTTTTTTATCTAGTCATTGCATTATATATCATGACTATCAGTATTCCAAGGGGCACTCCAATAATTCGGAATACCTTCCCTGGATACCGTATTAACCATCCTGCAAAGACAACCTTCCAGAATCCCCAGTGGGGACCCCTATTCCAATATGGGGTTTTTGCTCTTCTCATACCTTCCGGAAAATTTTTAAGAGATTGATATAACTTGGTCGATTTGTCACCTCTGTAGGTTAGGGTAGTTTGGGTTTTTTATAACCGCAACGCCGCCGCGACGATATAAACAATCGGCGCAAAACGCTGCCGATCACTGTTATCACCAAGCATAACATAAGTGCCCCTCAGTGTCAACCAAGGGGCACACAGTAGACTATCAGAACTCGATCGTATTCAGTGTCCCCAGACTATCAGTATCCTCAGCAACATTGTCACTGGTGAGATAGTCAAGAATCGACAGAATCTCAGTGCCGTTATCACATTCAGCCAGCATCGAGATCATCACAGACTTAGACATGTTGAGTGTTTGAGTGTTAGTTAGTGTGTGGTGAGTTGGGTATATTTTATGACCCCCCAATTCATAGGGTCACTGATGCTAACTGTACTGTACTCAGTTAACTGCGAAGACTTCAGCGCAACTATCAATGCCCTCTTGCTCAATGTCAGAGACGATAACATCGAGGATGGAGAGAATCTCATCACCAGTGTTACCTTGTGCCAGCATCGAAAGGATAACGGTCTTGGACATAATAACGAAGAAAAGTGTAGTGAACTGTGAGTGCCTAGTTTATACTCATGCGACAGGAGTTGGTGTTACTTAGAAGTCGAACACGTCGCTATTCAGTTGGATCACATTCACCCTAGGGTCAGAGAACTTAACACCGTCAGGAGTAGAGTATCCAACACCGATCTCTTTTACGAAGGTTTGGTAATCACCACACTCACGAGCGAGGTTATACAAACCCTCATCATTGTTGATCCAGAGAGCAACATTCCAGGTCTCATAATTCTCCCAACCGTTATAGGAAATGTCGAGAGCATTGCGTTGGAAAGTGTTAGTCATTTGGTAAGTCTTGAGTGTTAGCGGGGCGGTGAACTTGTGCCCCTCATACTATTAGGACACTTTACGGGGCCCAGTATTAGTCACTCACCCTACTTTGAATATCACTGAGAATCTCAGCTATCACCTCTACGCTATCCCTATCGTTCTGCTCTAGTTGTTGCATAACGTCTTGCAGTTGTGGTAGGATACTGATGACTAGTTGCGGCACCCTGATAATACTCATTTCACCCAAATTCTTATACTTTAGTGGTCTCATAGTTTTGTTAACATAACTGGGGGTATTTAGGGGGGGTTATGTTAACAAAACTCACATCACTAAATCACCACTTATCAGGACGGCTGAGGTCTTCCACGTATGCCGAAACCTTCTCAGCTGGTTCCAATTTGAATACCTTCTCCCACTCTAATTGATGAGGGTCGAAGTCCTCAAAGACTTCAAGTTCCAGAGTGACCCTATAACGCTGCTTCTGGGCTTGACGATATGCAACCGACATAAGTGTGCTCCGTGAGTGTTACTGAGGACAGTATAAGATGCTGAGGGCATTGTGTCAAGGTCTGGGGGTATTTATGAGGGGGTTTATATGTGGCGGAGGATGTGTGGGGATTTGATGACGCGGGGGTGCTTGACATTTCTGGGAGTTTGTGATAGCTTGCGCGCAAAGATAACAAGACTCTGAGGCATTTAAAGGGCATTAAAAGGGTCTCTAATTGATACGAATTCTTATCATTATCACCTCTTAATAACAATAATTATCGCACAAATAAATCACTCAGCTATAATTAAAAAAGGCTTTTTCAAACGTTTTAATACATTTTTGACACTAAATCACGTTTTTAGGCATAAAAAAAGACCTCACGAATGAGGTCTCTATGTATATTCAATCAAGTGCTAATCGGTAACGAGCATAATCCTCTGCATCGCTACGTTTGCGGAATCGTGCTTCTTCTCCTTCAAATCGTAGAGGCAAATACCTATACTTCTTACCTTCCTTAGTCATAACAATTCGGGAGAATAGGTGCAGTGAGTAACTACCATCCTCACTTCTTTCCTTCTCTTTCTTGACAATGAAAGGGAGAACTTGTTGATCGTTGAATGACTGTTTAGAGAGTAACATGACGGAATTGATTATCAGAAACGAATGATAAGTTGATCTAGACCAAAGACATCAGAATCATATGGAGCAGACACTAACTCTACACCTGACTGATAATACATTGGCAAATCATCAAATCCAGAATCACAAATGACGACATCTTGATTGAGTTGATCTTCGGTGAGAGATTGCAGTTGTGAGAGAAGTTCTTTGTAAGTCATTTGGTATAATCAATAATGAGTTGTTCGAGTGTATGAAGCGTCTTTACATTCCAGTTCTTAATATCACCATGAGGAGCATACAGTTTGCTATACCATCGACCATAAAGTTCAGGATTTAGATGTTGAACTTTCTCTAGAGTGTCAGCAATGAGAAAGTCAATTTGTTCTTGGTAATTCACTGTACTAATTCAGCAGGACTTCCACAGGAGAGATAGAATTGAACCATCCTTTGTGCTTCATCAAGTGTAGGAAAGCTTTGCGTTCTCCATTGTTGTTGATAAGGCGTAAAGTATCGGATTGTGAACATTTTAGTTTTGATTGTTGGAATAAAGAATGTCTAGCATTTGTTGGTAGTAGTTATCTGCTTCTACCTCACATTGATGAGACTGAGTTGCATCTTCAATCTCATATTGTTTCATATTAAGAGAGTGAATCACGTTGTCTAGAAGATTAGTCAGTGCTTCAATCTTTTGTTCGTTAGTCATTACAAACACCAATCAGCTCCTTCGGGATCGAATAACGTCCAGTTGCTAATATCTTGTGGGATGATATTATCTCGGGCAAAATCTCTTGCTTCTTGTTCAGTCTCAAACTCGTGAAAGTCGAGAATGTCATCATCGTTTTGGAGAAGATAAGACATCACTTAAGCACCATACCTTCAGTGAAAGGAATTGTGTTGTCATTATCTACAACAAACCATTCAAAGTCACGTTGAAAGATACGGGCATCATTTCCGTGAACTTTCAGAATAGCATTGAGACGTGATTTGGTGGTAGGAGTCTTATACCCACAGGTGTAAAGTTCAAGGAAGGTATCACCAATCGTTGCAATATGATTGCCATGAAGCATAACATATGAAGCATCACGTTCGGGCGAATAAGTTACCTCCGTGTTGTCATTTTTCCAGTCAGTGCAATCACAGATTGCTTTGTTCATTTGGGATTCGATCTTTCTCATGGTAGGAAGTGTTGTGGTTATACTACTAGGACACTTTGGGTGGCCCACTATTTGTTACTCAGAACTTTTCGATCCATTGTTGAATCTTTTGCAGTGCAGTTTGTTGATCGTTACACTTACACTTGCGGAACTTGGTAGTGTTTAATCCCTTGGAAATTAGTTCCAGTTTGCCATCAGCAAGACAGAAGATTCCATAGCGTGAGTTATGAAAAATGTTGTTAATCCATGACTCTTGACTATCAGCACTGACCTTAATAAAAGTGGAATTGCGCCCACTTAAAGTGCTATTGTCGATGTGAAGATAAGGGAACATAATTTCAGAGAGAGAATACTTTATATGTCACAAGTTGGGAATCTCGATCATACTTTTCATAGGACCAAGTACCTTCGGTTTGTTCAACATAAGAGTGAACATTGTCATTGGAATCTTCTTTCCAAAAGGCACCAGTTTCAGGTTGGAAGAAATAACCAGAAGCGATAAGTGCGTCAGTGAATGTCATTGTGATTTCAGTGTTAAGTAACAATAATCAGGCAGCGATTGCAGACTCTAGACATACCTCACGGGTTTCCATGATAGCATAATCAAAACCCTCAACTTCTTCTAGGTGCTTTTGATAAGCAACAGCAGCAGAGAAACAATCAAACAAGCGGAGAGATTTGAAGTTTTCACCTTCATAATCATAACCACCGATTACAGCGTAGACTTTCATTTCGGACATTTGGGAAGCGTTCATACTACTAGGACACTTTGGGTGGCCCAGTGTTTATCATCATCAATATCAAGACTTTTTATAATCTCGATTCATTGCAGCAACTTGATAGGATGAACGTGCCACAATTTCATTCCTAGAAGTGTGTTGAGATTGTGCGCGATGATTATATCCTACCCACACAAAACCTTGTGTTTTAAGGTCACATGCAACATTGTAAATCATGAGATCAAGAATAGTAAAGATTTGCAATTTCATTGCGAAGACGATTCAGAGTCTCCCAGTTTGAAATATATCCAACCTCGGAAGAGATGCTATCATCGAAGGTCGCATATCCAAGGACATCGACAATATCGTTCACATACAATCCTTGGTGAGCATTGAGTTCTTCATCATCAAACTGGTTGAAGTAACGAACCAGAAAGTTGAGTGCTTCAGTGTAAAGTTCTTGAGTCATTTGCATTTGATAGTATTTGGCAATTCAGCGAAGTGTCAGAGAGCGAGTATCAATCCAAACACCTTTATCAGTACCCATTCGGAAACTATGATCCCACACAAAGTGTGTCGCTTCCTGATTGGTAAGAATAAACTGTTTGCAGAGAATCTCTACTGCTTCAAAGATATTTGAGAATCGGAGAGTTGTAGACATTTTGGGAAGTCTGTAAGGGGTTATACTACTAGGACACTTTGGGTGGCCCACTAATCATTTGAAACTAAAATCGTCGGACCTTCAACTTGACAAAACTCCAACAGATAGTAATCAATAGTGATTCCAAGTTGTGATGCTTCAGTATAAAACTGTTGATATTGTTGACCGTCAAGAATAAAGAAATCAGTTTCAATCATGGGGTGCGATAATGTCAGCGACAGTGTGTAATGTGGTTGAAGTTGTGTTACGAACTGCAGGAGAAAGTATAAACGCAACAGCAAAGATCAGGAGAATTGTCTTCACTTTGTCGGGTGACTTGAATGTTAGACTTTTGCGTGACATTCAAACTAAGATCCACCGTACACATATTCGATTACACCTGCCTCATCAAGTCCTACAGATTCGATGACAGTGAATCGTGCATAGTTATCAAACTCATCTGCATAGTAATCTCCAACCTCTTTGATAAACAACTCGCGGCATTGTTCTTTGTTCTCAGCAGCAATAACTACCATTCCAGAGGTATAATCAGAGAGGACATTGTTAATGATAAACAGTTTCATGGTTTTAGTTAAGTTTCAGTCGAAGCGAGAGGATACATCAGGACCAGGATTCTCAAGGTGTGCAACACTATCAGCAACACCTTCAGCAGTTAGTGCAAATTGTACTTTTTTGCCTTCGTGATAGATGTCAAAGACAGATTGGACGTAAGGTGTTAGGTTGCCTTGCGAATCCCAGGCATTTCGTGTATGCGAAGTCTCAACGATTTCGTAGACTTTAGAGGTGAGAGGTGAAGTGTAGGTCATCATACTACTAGGACACTTTGGGGGGCCCACTATTTGTTTCGGGTGGATTCAGTTGTTACACTCTCCACCAATTCTTGCAGTTCATCGTCATCATAATAGTGCGACAGTTCTTCCATCAATTCACTCTCTTTATAGTCAATCATACTATCACAAATTGTGTCAATCGCAAATGCACACAAATCGCGCACATCCATATTGTCAACAACTCGCTCAGCATAGAGTTGAACGATCTTGGAAAGTTGGTCTTGAGAAAGTGTCATTTTGTTTGTAGGATTAGGAAGGGAAATCATTGAATAACAGTGCTAGTATCAGGATTGAAAGTAACTTCGGAGATCACATCAAAATCATCACTCATCTTGACATAATTCCAGAGAGTGTCAGTCTCATCATCCACATTTTCCTGATAAAGGTGAATGAAACCGTCATCACCTTGTTTTACATAACAACCATCATAATTCTCATCATCAAATACATAACCAGATGCAATCAGTGCTTCAGTAAATGTCATCATTTGCAGTAGTTAGGGTTAATTTGGCAGAACTGATCTGCTTGGCGTTCTTGATACTCACTGGTCGTTGCGTGTGCTATCAAACCAAAGCGAAGACCGAGTGCTAGAGTAGCAATCAAAAAAGCAATTCGCATCAGACTTCATCCCTCATTTCGGTGAGTTTGTCATACAGAGCAGGAATATCTGTCTCTGTAAGTTCAGTCAAATAGCACCAATCGCTAGACTCAAGAACTGCAAGAAGAGTATCAATCTCTTCAAAAGTGAGAGTGGTTTGTGTCATATTCAATCAACGACAGAGTAACAAGCAACCCAGGAAGGAATCCCAGAGAGTGATAACGAACCATTGCGGGCATCGCAATAGTCTTGTGCGTCATCTTCAGTGTAGAAAGGTCCAATATACTCGGGAGAATTGAGTGCATTGGAATCGAAGCGAACTGTGAATGTTTCAGTCATTGTGGTTTGTCTCATACTACTAGGACACTTTGCAGGGCCCAGTGTTTATCAGTTACGCATCAGGGAAAGATAACCATCCTCGGAGAGAGTATCCTCAGACAGGTTGACATTGCGAGCACAAGAGATTGCATCAGCAAAGTTATCGAAAGTACCAAAGTTTTTCTGATTACCACACCAGCAACCTTTGTACTCATAAATCATTGCTTCCACAGTAAATACATCGTTTTTGAAGTTACGATCTACACTGTGCTTGATATAAACTTTCCCGTCATTTCGGGTGTACTTATCGAAGATGGAAGACTTGAAAGTAAGAGTGAAATCAGTGATGAAATCACCAGTGAGATTGATGCTTTTTTGGAAGAGAGTTTCAGTCATTTAGTGGTTTTTCGTTTGAGTCCTTATACTACTAGGACACTTTAGGTGGCCCACTAATCATTTGAAACTCACATTCACTCCAACAATTCTAGCAGTAGGATTGCGTACTTTTGCTGTCTCGCGTGCATCTTTTGGAGAGTTAGCATATACTTCCTCCTTAAAGACTTTGCCACCAACGTAGAGATCAACGATGTACTTCATGTGCTTGTTTGTATTTTAGAAAAAATTGATGATTTCACTGCAGTGGATGACCTTTGACCCGTGTGCAGTGAAATTGCAGAAAAATCAGGTTTTTGGTTGAGTGGTGGACTGGGTTCTCGGTGAGACTCAAGTGAGAATCACAGGGTCTGCCAGTCTTGTGCCTCTTTCAAGTTAGAGTTAAAGAACTTTTGCAAGATAGACTCAATTACAGGTTGCCACTGTTTGTCTTTAATTGAGTCACGATTCTGTGCTTCGACAAGAAACTTAAGGATGCAAGTCTCTTCGTTTGGAGTGAAGTCAACGCGAGTGAAAGTGTAACCGTCAGTCATCATTTAATCCAGCAACTTTTGTTTGATTTGTTTTGTGCTCTTGCAAAAGAACCAGCATCGTGGCATAATTTAGAGAGTTTAATTAGAACCTCACGATCTTTCACTGGACGCTCAAATGCAAGATCATTGTTCATACTTAGAGAGACCAAATCTCTCAACAATCTTTCACATCGAAGTGCCTCATTGATTGTAAAGTTTTCGTTGATAATTGGGCGAAAGTTCTTCATAATCAAACAGGAAAAACTTCTACAGAACGAATAAGATTTGTGCGATCTTGTGCTAGGTAATCATCAGCGATTTTACCACACGATGAACGAGATTGAATAATCTTTTCCTCATAAAGATTCTCATCTTCATCAGGAACCCAATACTCAATCAGCATACGATAGGTTTTCATCAGTAGTGTGCCTCAGAGTAGTCAAGAACTTCGCTGTACTTAGCGATACCATCATAGCAACGCTTTGCCATTTCAGAATCACCTTCAGCGATGTAACCTTTCAGAAACTCAAAGCAGTATTTGATACGCTGCTCTGGAGTAACTTTAGCGAGTTGTTGTTGCTTACGCTCATAGGCAGCGTTGTAGGCAAACATCTCACGATCTTCGAGGGAGATGTTGTGAAACTTGCGGTCGGTAGTGTTATTCATACTACTAGGACACTTTGCAGGGCCCACTATTTGTTACCAGCGGCCTTGTTGTATGAGAATCTTTTTGATTTCAGTATAAATGAACTGACGAAGTTTAGTGTCGGCAGTGTTATCAAAAGCATAATAAAGACGATTCAAATACTCATTCTGTGTCAGTCCAATGTTACCATCACCACCGATTTCATTGAGTGATGAACCTGCCTGCACACGATTCTTTCCAAAGTTGCCAGACACACGCCCAGTTGTTCTCAGTTTGGGCTTTATCTTTGAGAGATTAGAGTATGTCATTTGAATTGTTCTAGAACATCAATAAAGTGTTGGATACAATCTTTGGGGATGTGGATGGTTTGGTATCCAGGACCATTACCATCTTCCACACTCACAGTGCCATACTCATCAGCAGTAAAATCAAAACTCCAACCATCTTCTTCGTGTTCGATTTTGATGTGTTTGGTGATAGTGTAAGTCATTCATCCTCCTCATAAGGAAACATTTCGTCGTATTCTTCGTCAGTTAGAGTGAGATACTGAACATCAGCATTTTTGTGCTCTTCAGCATACACTAATTGATAGTGTGCGAAAGAAGATGGGTCACTGCTAGCATACTCTACCAGACCATCAACAATACAAAGGTAGTTCATCGTGCCAAAGATAAGTTGTATTTGATAATCAAAAGGTCTCGCACTTGTTCTCGGTCGATACTATCACCACAGAACGGCACTTCTTTAATCTTTGCAATCCTGATAATGTCGTTGGTTGCTTTACGAACTAGAGTACGATTTGCACCCATCGGATATAATCCATCAGGACCATAGAACGACATCACATAATCAATGAAATCGTTAATAAACTCTTTAGACATAATCACTTAGCGTAGAGATAACCACCAGACCAATCGGCATTCTCCAGCAGATATTCACGATCTTTGATCAATCGCAGATCATAACGAACACCTTTGGCAGGAGATTTCCAAGTCGCAGACTTATATACTTCGCCAGTGTTCTTGTCAATGAAGCAATGAACGGAGCGGGAACCGCCACCACTCACAAAGATGACTTTGTGATACTTTTTACCAGTCTCAACAGTATAATCAATGTCACACTTGCCAGACTTGAGTTCATCAACCTTGCGAATGTGATACTCTACATTCTCACCACGCTCAGCAGAAGTCTGATGACCGCGAATAGAATACTGACGATAGTTGTCTTTCAGTGCTTCAATCAGCAGGAGAGTGTGCTTATACACATTCTCTGCGATGGTTTGTTTTGCTTGTGCTTGCATTTCAGTGGTTGTACTCATACTACTAGGACACTTTGCAGGGCCCAATTACCAACTCTTTGCCATTGTGAAGTTTGCGTGAGAGAATGTCTCGCGATCCACTACTTTGAAGATGCCGTAATCGTTTTTGATTACATAACCCTCGTGGAAACTTGCCACATCCCACAGGAAACATTCGATGTCGTCTTCTTCGTGAATGAAGAGGAACAAATCATCCTTGATTGTCTTCACCAACTTCCAAAGCCGGATGAGGTTCTTGTCACAATCACATTTTTCTGCAATTTCATCCTCACAGATGATACGTTGCTCCCTGATGCAAGCATTGATCTCTTTTTTGATTTGTGATGCCTTGCGATCACTCACAAACTCACACAGAGTTGACATTTGCTTGGCAAACTTACACACATCTGCCAAATCCTCACGATAAGGATTCAGGGACACTGCAGGTTGCACGAATAAGCATTTCTTAGTGCTTGCAAACTTGCTGGTGATAGGGTGTGCTACCATTTCAGGCAGACGCTCACCAGTGTAGTAAGTATGGGGAGCAACGATAATCTCTTGACGAACAACCTCAGGAAACTTATAGGTAATGGTGTTGGGTTTGAATGTATCAAGACCCTTACCGAAACCAATCCAATCTCCCTGATACACATTGTTAGTGCGAGGCAGGAAATCCAAGCAATAGATGAGGATTTGCGTTACGCGAGGTTGACCGCCAAAATGGGTAAAGATGTCGTCCTCGTTATAGCACAGGCGAATCTTTTGCTTATTAAATGCTGCTTTGGTGCAGACAAAAAACTTACCATTCTCAGGATTAGTGCCCCAAACAATAGCAGGAGCGCCATCCATCTTGACACTGATAGTAGAATCAGCACTGAACCAATCGAGCACCGAAAGATCACCATTTAGGATAGAATCTTCGGGATGTTCGATATGTTTGTTTTGCATTGGTTGCTTACTCATACTACTAGGACACTTTGCAGGGCCCAGAATCAAACCTCTGCCAGTTTCTGTAGACGATTGCGAATATCAAAGAGTTCCATATCATCCATATCTACAGCATCCAAATCTACAGGAGCAAACTCCTCCAGATTTACACTACCATCAGAATAAATGGGGGCATAGTACAACTCATCGCCATCTTCTTGCGATAGAGTATAAACGCAACCGTGATTAGTGGAAGTAACGAAAATCATTGGAGTTTCAAGAACAAAGGTACAATAAAGGAGCACCTGCTAAATTACAAGTGCTCCTGTGCTAATTATCAAACTGCTACACGACGTGCAGACAGTTGTTGATTCACAAAGTTCAATACTTGCTTCACATAAGGAGAAACAGTTTGAGTGAACTTAACCACATCTTCACGAAGTTTGTTGACTTCATACTGATGGATTTGCCAGCGAACCTGAATGTCTTGGAAGTATTGATCGCGAGTAATCAGTACCTGAGGGACGGACACTTCGGGAGCAACAACAACATTAGTGGTTTGCTTGCGAGCGCGAGGCATGAAATGAATGCGTCTTACATTACTAGGACACTTTACAGGGCCCACTCTATGCAAAGAATGATTTTAGTGGATTTTGATTGATCCTATGCTGTTCTGGTAGTGCTTGCCAGATAGTTTTCTCAATAATATCAAATCTGAGGTTATATGCACCATTTGTGGATGCAAAAGATACTTCAGACCAGTTAATTGATTGCATCACACTATCAAGAATCTTCTTGTCAGTAAGTGCTACAATTCCATAACCTCTACGATGTGGCAAATCCTCAAAATGTGTGTAATACTTCATTGCTTCTGCACCAAAACATGTAGAAGGTAGATAATAGTCACATGCGTAGAGATGTTTCTTATTTCTTGTGCTTCCTGGAGTTCCACCATCAGACAAAGAATACAATTTCACAATGTTACTCAGATCAACCTTTTCTTCCTCAATTTTGTGATGTTTGGCCCAAATCTGAAAGACAACATTAACGCTAACATCTTTGCCACCAGGATAATGAAACTCAGAATCTACAACCTCACTATGAATGAGATTCATATCTTTGACTCTTGATTTGCAACTACCCTTTCCGTTGCTATCAAATAGTTGTGGCAAAATAAAGCACACAAAATCAGAGAACTGTGCGGCATGATTGATAAACTTAAGTGCCAAATGTCCTCGCAATCCGAATGGTGGATTACCGATACATACGTTCTTCTCAGTGGTAGGTTTCCAGCGTAAAAAGTCCTGTTTCTCTACACCTTCACAGCGAGGTTCAATGTCTACACCAACGCGCTGATAGATGGGTAGAACCTTATAGAAACTACCATCGCCAGCTGAGGGTTCAATGAACGTATATTCACGCAAATCTACACCAAGATCACCCAGAACTTTGAGAGTTTGCTTGTAGCAATACTCTGCAGTATCTGGGTGAGTAAAGAACTGATCTTTCTCTTTATCAGTGAAATTGGAGTAGAGAATTGGAACACCTGCTAACCGACACAAATCAAAGTAGTATTGTGGCGGAACCTCTTTCTTCTCCATCCACCGATTTACTGTACCTTTGTGTAGATACAACTCCTCGCAGACAGCATCAATGCCAAACTTTTGGTAGATGGGCAGAAAGAAGTCGTAGATGTTTTTCATGCAAGTTTGTTTGTCAGGAACTCCGATA